CACCAGCAAATCCAGGGATAGATTCGATGATTGTAGAAACTGCTGGAGACAATACCATGAAGTTTGCACCACCACGAAGAGTTTTCTGGTGAATAATGTTGCTTAACTTCTGGATTTTAGTTCCAAGAGTTTGGAACCACTGACCTTGGCTATTGTAGAAACCTAAGTTAGAGAAAGTTCCACCAGATCCGTTATCAACGATAGCTTGGTTGTTAACTGCAGACCATACTTCAGTTCCAGCAGCAGCAGAATCAATCAACATATCCAAGATTTCAAGATCAATTTCCAAAGAAATGTACTCAGAAAGGATAGAAGTCAATTCAGCTTCAGCATCAAGAGCATGGTAAGCGTTAAGATCCTGAGCAAATTCAGGAGTCCATACAGCCTTCAACTTACGTGTTTTAGCAACGATAGCAGAAGATTTCATCTGTACGTTGATTTCAGGAATAGAGATTGAAGCAGAGTTCAAAGAGTTCAAAGCAGGATTTGCATCTTCGAAATCACCTCTGTATCGATCAGTTGGTTGTAATTGGAAAGCTACAGTTACAGCAGAAGACTGAACTGGAGCCTGAGAACCAGAAACGATAAATACTGCATTAGCACCAACAATTTTAGTGAATTGTGGTAATTGGATAGCACCAGAGATAGATCCAGTAGTTAAAGTAAATGCTCTAACACCTTCAACATCCAAATTAAGTAAAGAAGAAGTAGGAACACTTACTGTCTTATACCCACCAGCAACTGCAGAAGCAGAATAGTCAGAATCAAAGTTCATGTCAGACCAATCAGCAGCACCAGTAGTAGCAGTAGCTACAGAAGAAGTGTTGTTGATAGAATATCCGAATCTAGCAGCACCATAAAGGCCACCAGTGTTAGTGTTACCAAATGGATTAGCACCAGCATCACCATATAAAGAACCACCAGCAGTAAATGGAGCTTTTGTAGTTCCATACTGGAAGTCAAGGTAGAATACTAGACCAGAAGGTAAGTTCATTGGTTGAACAGAAACGAATTCTTTCGCTGCAATTTGACCAAATACTTTTCTTACCAATGGAAGAGCAACTCCTGCCCATTGCTCACCTACACCTGCAGTGAACATGCCTTGAGAAGCAGTACCACCACCAGTTTGAGATGTTTCAACTACTAATTGCTTAGCTTGGTTTTCAAGGATGATACTCATGTTGTTCTTATGTGTACCAGCCAAACCTTCTAGCAATCCTGTTTTTTCCCACTTGCTAGCTAATCTAGCCGCATCACTCTGTACAGAGTGGTATGGGTTTGCGCTTTCTAAAAGAGATTGTAAGCTCATTGTTTTTCGATTGTTTGTTTTAAGTTATTATTTTAATTATTTGATACCAGCTAGCTTCTGCCATCTGGCCACCATTGGATCAACTTCTACAATTGGCTGTTTGCTTTCGCTAATAAACCCTGTAGCTTTTGAAGCACTACCTTTGATTTCACTTGCCATAGAAGTTTTAACAGTTTTAGATGTCATTCCTTCGTTCAATGTTTCAAAGATAACTTTAGCTTCTTTTACGGATGTAGCCTTATCAAATGCCTTTAATACTCTAAGTTTTTGGCTTTCGTTAAGGTTTTTAGAATTGAAGATTTTGTTGGTATACAAAAGTTTAGCGTTTAACAAATTAACTTCTTGAAGTTCTTTCTTAAGTTCTTCAATTTCGTTCATTTCGTCTTCAACTTCTGATACTCTTGGTTTGTTAGTTCCTGCTGCACCTGCTGTTTTTTCAAGCGCATTAGCTAATGCTGCTCCAGCTTTACCAGCTTTACCTGATTTTAAAGCATCAATTACATAAGCTAATCCTGCACCACCACCAATTAATCCTGCAACACCTGCTGCAACATCTAATAATTGTGGATCTGCTAAAGATTCTTCAACTTCTTCATTTTCGTTAACGGCATAAGCGGAAGTAGTTTGTCCTACTTTTTTAGGGTCTAATGCTTTCATAGTTTCTCCCCTTGCAGGGTTGTTTTTTTCGTTCCAACTTACTTCGTCCATTTCGTCTAATTCCTCCATGTCGCCCATTTCCTCTTCAGCTTCCATGTCGCCCATCTCGGCTTCCATTTCTTCTCCAGCTTCTAATTCACCTGCAGCTACCATATCGGCAATTACATCCTCGATAAAAGATTTAAGATCATCTTCAGTCATGTCTTCTAGGTCGATTTCTACGTCTTCCATTTCGCCAGCTTCCATTTCGCCTTCTTCTCCGGCTTCCATTTCTTCTTCTTCAGCTTCGTACATTTCGTCTTTGTCTTCACCTTCTTCAAGTTCCGCAAGGATTTCGTTCAAATCGAATTCTTCTTCGATTTCATCCTTCACCTCATTTACTTCAAATTCTTCCATCATGTCTTCCTCTTTCTTAGCTTTCATGGCTTCTTCAACGTCTTCGTCTTTATCCATTTCTTCTAATTTAGCGGCCAACATAGACTTTAAATGTGGAGTAAATGCCTCTTCTAAAGCAGCTTTTGCGTTTGCAATAGCAGTTTCTTTAACAGCTTTTGCATCAGCGATTGCTTCTTTAAGCAAGTCTCTGTTTGTCATTTGTCCTAAAATTTTTTTAGTGAAATACGTTTATTAGATAGTAACGTAATAATATAAATTAAAAATATGGTGCTATATAGCGGGGATAGCACATTTACGATTATACGTATATTAGGATTTTTTAAAACGCGAAAAGCCCTCCAGAGAGGGCTTCGGTCTTAGGAGACTATCCTAAGAGGGGCACATCCTTCGGTAGCGTCCGTTGGGGAGTATTATATAAAATCAAACTATTCCGGATTGCAATCTGGAATATTTTTTAATTAATAGGACAACTGCCTTTAGAGCAGAGTATTTCGTGTATAATACTATTTACTTTACTGTAGTTTGTAGTAGAATATTCTTTACCTTCTCGCAATACTGACATATATGAGCCTGGATTGGATGGGGTTGAAACAAAATCCCAACATAGCAATTCAAAATCATCTTGTACTTCCATTACGTTGCCATTTTGCTCTAATGAGCCCATTCCTCGGGAAGATACACCTACGGTAACGTTATTGCGAATTAATGCTTCTAAAATTTGGCCAGATGGGGTACCAAGTATTTCAATTTTACCCATTACATTATCTCCATCCCACCAGTAATCAGAAATGATATGAGATACGTTTTTTAAGTTAATAACTTGAGATTCAGGGTGGTCTAACTCACCCATAGCACGTCTTTGTTTAATTTGCTCGGAATATTTTTTCATTTCGCGATCCCATAAATCACGAGCATAATATCTACCATTACCATTTTTAACCTCAGCCGTAGCTAATATACCTTCTACTATTAGAGGTTTCTTTACCCCACCAACATTTTCAGTTAGTGGGGATGCAGAAATTTTAATAGGGTGGGTTTCTATAAGTAATTGTCTATTCATTGTCAAATGAGGATTCGTCTACCATTTCTTTGGTATATGCTTTACCATTCATTTTTTCGTACATTTTTTCCATCTTAGCTTTAGCTTTTTCTAAGACTTTGATTTCTTTTTGCATAGCTTTCATTTTGCCTTTATCTACTAGTTCGGCTAGATTAGCATCTTCTTCGATCATGCTTAAACGTTCCATTTTAGTAGAAATCATTTCGCTGATTTTGTCCAATTTAGCTTCCATAGCAACAATTCCAGCTTGAGTATCGATTTCAGCTAGTTTATCTTCTAAAGATTCTTTTTTAACTGCTTTCTTTTCAACTTTTGGTTCAGCTTTTTCAACTTTTTCAACTTCAGCTGTTATTTCTACTTCTTCACCAATTGCATTTTCGTTAATAGATTGAATTTTAGATTCTAAATCACCAATTGAGTTTTCTAAATCATCTAATTGTTCTTGATACCAATCACCTGATACAGCAAATTCTAGATCTGATTCTTTTTCCATAGCAGAAATTAAATCAAAATATGCTTTTTTAAGCATGTTTAATTTCTGTGTTAATGTTTGCTTCTTATTGATTACTTTTTGATTAGGAGCAGCACCTGCTTTTTTCTGCATTTGAAGCATTCTAAGTTGAGCCATTTTCTCTTCAAAGTCAGAAGCTTCACTTAAACTTTTACCTCCTTTATCTTTAATTATCTGGTTAGCTGCTGCTTGCAATTCAGCATCGTGTTTTTTAAACCACTGAACTACGTTTTCGTTTCTTTTTAAAGCATTTCTTCTTTGACCACCATCATCTATGTAATCAGTGTTAAAATCATACCATCTCATTATTTTTTCTGCTAAATCTTCAGCAGATGTTGAAAGTGGATTTGTAATTTCTTCTTTTACCAAAGATTCTTTAACCACTTTTTTCAATTTATCAGAATAGCCAGAGAAAGCATATTTTCCAGATACCTCTTCCATTTTTGTTTCTTGATATCCTAATCCTTTAACACCGAACGCCGCATTTTTCATATAATATTGTCCGTCTTTAGCTAAGTTTTTAGCTACAATTTTGCGAATTTCGTCTAATGTTTTATCTGGGTTTCC